CTTATGGGTTGCTTGGTCGACATCCCACCACTGGCGGTGCGATCGCCAGTCCTTTCGTGCAAATGAGCCAGTCTTTTCAAAAGCAGGCAAACCTGCTCTGGTATGAAATTTTCGATGTAGTCAAGCAGAATTGTACCACGGCTTTTACGGGTAATCCCCAGGATGACATTATGGAAGCCCTGTTATCGGGCAAGAAGGGACGGTGAATTTCATGCAGTCTACCGAACGATTTGAAAAAGTAAGTATCGACCGCCTCGTGCCCTATGCACGAAATGCACGCGTTCACTCTAAGGAGCAGATCCTGCAGCTGCGTGCATCGCTCCGAGAATTCGGTTTTGTATCGCCCTGTATAATCGACAGGGATTACAACATTATCGCCGGCCATGGACGCGTGCGCGCCGCACGGGAGGAAGGCATCTCCGATATCCCCTGTGTATTCGTAGAGCACCTGACAGATAACCAAAAGCGTGCATACATCCTCGCTGACAACCGCCTGGCGCTGAACGCCGGCTGGGATGATGAGATGCTTTCGGTTGAGCTGTCTGACCTTCAGGGTGCAGATTTTGACTTGTCGCTCCTGGGCTTCAGCGAAGCTGAGATGAACAAACTGCTGTCATCAGAAAATGTTCACGACGACGACTTTGATTTATCAGCCGCACTTGAGCAGGCGGCGTTTGTGCAAAGAGGTGATGTGTGGACAGTAGGTCGTCATCGCCTTTTTTGCGGCGACGCTACAAACGCTGCCGATGTCTCTCTTTTGCTGGATGGGCGGAAAGCAAATCTTGTCCTGACAGATCCGCCGTATGGGGTTTCATTTCAGAGTGCGGATGGTTTGAAGATCCAGAACGACAGCTTAAAAGCGGATGAGTTTTATCAGTTCCTGCTCGGTTCGTTTCGAAATATGGCGAGCAGCCTTGAAGCGGGCGGTTCCGCATATGTGTTCCACGCGGACACAGAAGGCTTGAACTTCCGCAAGGCGTTTATAGATGCGGGTTTCCATTTATCCGGGGTCTGTATCTGGGCAAAGGATAGTTTTGTGATGGGCCGGTCGCCCTACCAGTGGCAGCATGAGCCTATTCTTTATGGTTGGCTGAAGAATGGAACTCACAAATGGTATGCAGGCAGGGCGGAAAAAACCGTATGGAACTTCGCCAAACCTAAGCGGAACGAAAATCATCCAACGAGCAAGCCTCTTGACCTGTTGGCTTACCCGATTGTGAATTCCAGTCAGCCCAACAGCATTGTTCTCGACCTGTTCGGAGGGTCGGGGTCAACAATGCTTGCATGTGAGCAGACAGATCGGATTTGCTGCATGATGGAACTGGACGAGAAGTATGCGTCTGTAATCCTCAGACGGTATGTGGAGCATTGCGGAAACACAGAAAATGTATCCGTTGTACGCAACAATCAGACTATCCAGTATCAAGAACTAGTGAAAGAAGTCAAGGTCTTGTGCGAACCGGCGAGGTGTTCATGTTTGATGCTGAGGATTACCCAAAAATCAAAGATGTAACATGGTATCGCTGCAATAGCGGGGAGTATATCGGCGATAGTTCTGGACTCTGCATTCATCGAATCATTCTGAATGCTCCCGCGGGATTTGAGATCGATCATATCAATCATAATCCGTTGGATAACAGGAAAACGAATCTCCGCTTATGCACACACAGACAAAATCAATGCAATCAACCATTGCAGCGGAATAATACTTCAGGTATAACAGGAGTCAGCTATTATTCCCCAAGACAAAAATACCGCGCACGGATCAAGTGTTTCCATCTTGACATCCATCTTGGCTCTTACCCAAGTCTCCTTGAAGCGGTTCAAGCACGAAACGAAGGAATGCGTTTTTTGTTTGGTGAGTTTGGTGTTTACAATAACGTTCCCGAAGCGCCCCCGAATATAAAACAAAGTGTTAAAGACAAATGCAGCCGGGTTCTGAATGAGCCGGCTGTTTTCATTTGAGGGAAATACCAATGAATACACCATTAGCACTCGGATCCCTTTTTGACGGTTCCGGTGGCTTTCCGCTCGGAGCTGTTATAAATGGCATTCACCCCCTGTGGGCAAGTGAGATCGAGCCGTTCCCGATAAGGGTCACGACTAAGCGTATGCCTTGGATGCAGCATCTGGGGGATATCAGCCGAATCAGCGGCACGGATATCGAACCCGTGGACATCATCACATTCGGCTCGCCGTGTACGGACATGTCGGTCGCCGGGAAGCGGGCTGGACTTGATGGGAAACAGTCTGTCCTCTTTTACGAAGCTATCCGAATCGTCAGAGAAATGAGGGAAGCCACGCATGGGGAATACCCAAGGTTTATCGTCTGGGAGAACGTGCCTGGCGCGTTCTCCTCAAACAAGGGTGAGGACTTCAGGGCCGTCCTCAGTTCAATCGTCCAGATCGCAGAGCCGTCAGCCGAGGTGCCTGCGCCTGAAAACAACGCGTGGCCATATGCCGACATACTTGTGGGAGACGGATGGAGCGTGGCTTACCGAACTGTTGACGCGCAATATTTCGGAGTCGCCCAACGCCGCCGCCGTATCTACCTTGTCGCGGATTTTGGAAGCGAACGTGCCGGAGAGGTTCTCTTTGAGCGTGAAGGCGTGTCAAGGGATTTTACGCCGGGCTTCTCACCGTGGGAAGGAATTGCCGGATATCCTGCGGGCAGCGCTGGGGCAGCAATCGCATTCGAACCAGGCGCGGCTTCACGCCTAGGCGGCCATTGCTGGGAGGAATTCACCGGAGCGCTTCGAGCGCATCCCGGTGACAACCAGACGGCGGTGGCCATCGAGCATCATCCATCAGATAGTCGTATCAAAATAAGCGGGGATGGGATCGTACAGACATTATCAGGCCGTATGGGAACGGGCGGTAACAATGTGCCGCTGACACTAAAAATCCACTCTGGCTGTGATAGCGGCGAAAAAGGCGAACTGATCAGGGATAACCAATCAGAAACACTCTCCTGCAGTAACGACCAAACCCTGTTCATCCCCAAAGCATATGGCATCTGCTCCAAAGAATCCAACAGCATGAAATCCAATAACCCTCTTGCTGGTTTTTATGAGGTGCAGACTGCCAGGACGATTGACCAGAGCGGCGGAAATCCCGCCTGCAATCAAGGCGGAATAGCAATCTGCGTTCAAGGCTCCATGATAGGGCGTGATGTGAATAACGGCCCTTGCGGTAAAGGTGTGAACGAGGAAGTCTCCTACACCCTCGACACGACTGACCGCCACGCGGTTGCCTATGCGATGACTACAGGCGAGTTTACACAGGTTTACAAAGAGCAATCCCCCTGTCTGCAGGCCAGGGATTACAAAGACCCGCCGGTCGTGGGAATGCCGCAGTTTATCGTCCGACGGCTTACCCCGACGGAATGCGCAAGGCTGCAAGGTTTCCCGGACGGCTGGTGTGCGGGACTGGAAACACATGAACCCACGGAATCCGAAGTCTCTTGGTGGGCTGATGTTTTTGAAACCCACAGGCGCATCATGGGTACATCGAGCAAACCCCGCAGCAAGGCGCAGATCATCAAGTGGTTGAAAAACCCCTATTCCGATTCTGCGGAGTATAAGCTCTGGGGCAACGGCGTCGCTCTTCCCTGTGTTTGCTTCGCACTTCGCGGAATCATGGAGTTGATCGGCATGGAACAACATAAGAGTGCTTGAAAAAAGTATATATATAACTTGCTATTTTTCAGCTTTAGAGTGATGTATGTAAGCACCCCGAGAATAAAGGAGGCTGCTTAATATGCGGATCCATTACAACCTTACCGGTGCCGCCCGCAAGACCCTGGTTACTTCCATCAGCGAGGAATTGAACATGCCTGCCAGCTACCTTGGCGCACCAACCTTCGCCTACGAGGTTGGTGGCTATCACATTGACAAAACGGGTCTTCTGGAAGGTCCGGACAACCGCGACTTGGTAGCCGACCTTTGTGGTCTGCATGACCTCAATGCAGAAACGGAGGAATACGATGTGATTTTCCCAAAAGCCGAATCGCTCCCTGAAAATGTGTCTATTCCTTATGAGGCAGAGCTTGGCGGTCGAGTCAGCCCTTACCGTGATTACGAAGAACCTCCCGCTTACGGCCAGCCGGACGGTGATCGCATGACCATCGAGGTTCCACTGGAAGGTTTCACAGAAGAAGCGATTGCCAACCTTGAAAAGCTCATCGCCAGCAAAGCCATTCTAATCCAAAAGGCGATCGGTGCAGAGATTCATCCGATCCTTCGAACGGAAACCACATTACAGTTTCCTTGGTTCCCATCCGGGCTGGAGGGGGATGTGGTTACCGCCTACGTTCAGTTCATTTGCGCGCTCTGCACAGCGGCTAAGAATCAGAAACGGGTTACTGCCAAAGAAAAGCCGGTGGACAACGAAAAGTTCT